GTCGTCGGCTCTGCACAGACCGTTACTTTCCGTTCCTTCTACCAGACGGCAGGCTGGTTCGATTACGTCTACAACGACGGCACGGTCGATCTTCCGTATTTCCGTGTTGCGCGCAACGGCCTTCTTCCTCAGATCGCAACACCGGCAATGGACCTGGGCGTAGCGGCTCTTCCGTTCCGTTCAATTTATGTTCAGAACGTCCGCGTGGCTCTGGCTATGCGGCCAGAAACAGCTAACACCGTTTCGTGCGGTACAACGACGTTCCCATGGTCTGGCGGCGCAACGCAGGTGGCGTTCAGCGTAACCTCTGACATCCGCATAAAGCAGGACATCGAGCCATTGGACGAAGCGGCGCTGGATGCTGCTGACGAGACTGAGCTGGTCAGCTATCGCCTGATAAATCGCGTCGAAAAGAAGGGTGACGACGCGCGCCACCATGTCGGTGTAATTGCTCAGCAACTTGAAGAGTCATTTGCCAATCACGGCCTTGATCCCTTCAAGCTCGCAGTGCTCGGCCGGACCGTGGCAGAGGCAAAAGATGCGACCTATGACGAAATGGGTACGCTTCTTGAGCCGGCCCGAGAAGCTGTGGACCTCTATAACGTGCGCCTGGAAGAATTCTTGGTGCTCAAATGTGCCGCCCTATCCCGCAACATCAAAAGGCTTGAAGATCGCATATCCGCAATGGAATCAAACCAGCCATAACCGCGCCAGGGGGCGTTAAGTCATGAATTTCAACGATGCATTTGAACGGGTTGTCGGCCACGAAGGCGGTTACCAGAACGACCCGGCAGACCGTGGCAACTGGACCACCGGGGTAATCGGCCAGGGTGTCAACCGCGGGACCAAGTTCGGCATTAGCGCCATGTCCTACCCGACCCTGGATATTGCCAACCTAACCGTGGAGCGCGCGCGCACCATCTACAAGGCCGACTTTTGGGATCGAGCCAAGGCCGACCAGTACGACTTCGCCGTGGCATTCCAGCTGTTCGACATGGCCGTCAACCACGGCAGCGGGAACGCCATTCGCATGCTTCAGCGCGCGGTTGGCGTGGCTGATGATGGCCAGATCGGGCCGGCCAGCCTGGCGGCAATCAAGGCGATGTCGATCAGCGACGTGATCATGCGGCTGAACGCCCAGCGCCTGCGCTTCATTGCCAAGATATCGACCTTTTCGCGATACGGCGCTGGCTGGGTAAACCGCACCGCGCAAAACCTTGAGTACGGCGCACAGGACAATGACGTATGAACTGGTCTGATGTTGGGCGGGTGGTGGGTAATGCGGCGCCCACGCTCGGTGCGCTGCTTGGCGGACCTGCTGGCGGCGCGGTCGGGGCATTGATCGCCAGCGCCTTGGGAACTTCGAGTGATCCAGATGCGGTTAACGCCGCTCTGGCCGCTGATCCTTCGGCGCTGGCCAAAGTGCAGGAGCTGCAGATAAACGCCAAAGTTCAGCTGCAGCAGTTGGCGGTTACCGCCGAGATGAACAGGCTACAGGCCGAGGGCGCGCAGTATGCTGCTGAGGTGGCCGACCGGGACAGTGCGCGCAAGCTTGCCGCCGCGCAGCCACGCGACTTCATCCGGCCGGTGGTGACGATGACCGTGCTACTCGGCTCGATGGTCATCGTGGTGGCGATATTTGCGGGGTGGGCGCGGGAGATCCTGGTGGACCCCACCGCCAGCCTGACGGTCGGCACGGTGATAGGCCTGTGGTTCAGTTTGGTCAAGGAGGTGATGGGGTTCTGGTTCGGCATGACCAAGGAGTCGCAGAAACAAACTGCAGCCATCACAGAGTTTGCCGTGGCGCCTGGAAGCGTATCATCGGAGAAGGGCGGGAATAAGTGAACACTGGGGCGGCCAAGGAGGTCGCCCCTTTTGCATGGAGAGGTGAAAAATGATTCCAGATATCAAGCCTGCCGTAGGGTCTTGGCAAAACGTGTACGGGCTTACGGGGTTGGCCGTTGGCACGCCGCTATTGATGCAGAACAAGAGCGGTGGGCGCTGCTGCGTTTGGGAGGGCGCTGCTCCGCCAATATCTGATGGGGAGGACAACCAGCACGGCTATGAGCTTTCCCTGGGCGGCCTGCCCGCGCGCACCCTCGGCGATTCTCCGGCCGGCGTTTGGGTTCTGTACTGGGAAGCTGGTTTCACCTCCAAGGGCCGCATGTGCGTGCAGGCGGTGTCGCTATGATTGGGCCAGCGATAGGCATGAGCGCCGCAGATGTCCAAGCAATGATTGAACAGGCCATGGCCAGCGGTGCGCCCATGAACACCATCAACCAGGCGGTAACCGAAGGCCAGACGGTGACGCTACCCAGCACCAACGACGACATCACGCTTAACCTGGAAACGGGCGGGGCATCGCTGAATGCCATCACGGTCAATCTGCCGAGCAACACCACCGGCCGTGTAGGGCAGCGGGTGTTCGTAAACTCGGATGGGAACATCGTTCTTGCGCACTTCCAGGCCGCGGCCGGGGTCACCGTCAACGGGTCCGACTACATGTTCAACCCGGGTGACAACTGTGTTTTCTACCGCAACAAGCCAGCCATTTTTTCGAGGTTAACCGCATGAAGCGTTTACTGTTTGCACTGCTCATACTTTCGGCCCAGGCCATGGCCGGCCCCAGCGATATCGTCACTAACCAGCGCAATGCGACGGATACCAGCAGCATCCCGCGCACCGTGGCAAAGCCGCCTGGCACCCAAGACGGCCTTATGGGCTTCAATGGGGCGACGGTGTTGCCGGTGCATTGGACGATTGGCGCCGGCCTGCAGGTCAGCGCTGGCGCGCTTGTGGCGACGCCCCAGGACTGGGCTACCGTCACGGGCAAGCCGGCCTTCTCGCCGGTGGCAACGTCCGGCGCATATGCCGATTTGACGGGCAAGCCCACAATCCCGGCTGCACAGGTGCAGGCCGACTGGAACGCCAGCACGGCGCCCGCGGCAATCCTGAACAAGCCCGCTTTGTTTTCAGGGGCTTACAGCGCTCTGACCGGTATCCCCACCACATTTGCGCCCGCGGCGCATACCCAGGCGTTCAGCACGATCACCGCAACCCCAACCACCCTGGCCGGATATGGGATCACGGACGGGCTGACCGCGGCGGCGCTCGCGCCATACGCCACAACCAGCGCGCTCACGGCCGGGCTGGCGACCAAGTTCAACACGCCTGCTGGAACTGCCGCGCAATATGTTCGGGGTGATGGTGCCCTGGCCACGTTGCCGGTAGCCAAGCGCATCGAGACTTACACGGGCACAACGAACGCCGCGGGGCAGGTGGTGGTTACGTATGGAACGGCATACCCGGCGGTGCCCAACGTCCAGCCCGGGCCGCCGGCGCTGGCGAACCAGATATGGACTGTCGTCAGCAACACAGCCGCGGGGTTCACCCTGCAGCTCAACCAGCGCAACGTGGTAACCCTGCTGGGTATCGAGGTTCTGCTGGGTGCGACGGTTCCGGTAAACGGCGCGCCGGCCCAGGTCCTGGTGGTAGGTCAGTAAAAGAAAAGGCCCCAGTGCGGGGCCTTTTTTCATGGGGTGTCTATGTCGTTTCCGGGGTCCAGGGTTTTGCCCTGCTCGGCGTCAAGGTCTTCCATTGCGATGTCCAGTTGCTCCCCGCGAATTATTTCCCCGTCGTGGCCAACATAACCAGCCGACAAATCGCATGTAGGGTCATCGCGCAGTCGCAGATACCAGCGCTCATGCATTTCAGCCACCAGCGCCCGACCTTCGGCCATGTGCTTCTGCTCAAGCGTCTGGCTCAGGAAGTGCTGGCAGCGGCTGACTTCATCAAGCAGGGAATGGTTCACCGCCTCGCAGGCATCAGCAAAACGTTTCCCGATTAAAGCCGGGTTTGCTGCCTTGCCATCCAGCACGCTGGTCAGAAACGCCATGGTGCCCATCACCATCGCTTCCGACTTTTCGTCATGCTGGAACCCCTCGTAAACCATCCGGGAAAGTTCCGCGATCACGTGCGCGCATGCGGCGGCCACCGCCTGGTCTGGCTGCAGGCCCAGCGCTTTGGTTTCAAACGGTTCGGTCATTTCGGTTGCTCCAGGTATTCGGTTGACGAGCACCACACTCGATAGTTCTGCTCGGGGCCTTCGCCCAGGGCTTGCCGGTAGACTTCGACGCGCGACCAGCAATCGCGCCAGCTGTGGGTTTCGTGCAGCTTGATCACGGTGCACTCGCCGGTCATGGCCGGGGTTGCGCACAGTAGCATCCAGGCGAAATAGGTCATCACCAGAATCTCCACCATGGCTTTTTTGGTTGCTCCGGTTCAGGCCCCAAATACCAGGTAGGCCTTGTCCCTCCAACCACCATTTTTCCTATTTTGCTGCCGCAAGCTGGGCAGCCCGAACACCGTATCGGCTGGGCTTGAGACCACTGATGGCTGCATGTACGGCAAGAGAAATATCCGATCACTTGTTCACTCCCACTTTTTCAGCCCATACCTTGCGCAGCGCCTCGTAGTTGTTGAACTGGTACAGCGGCAGATCCGCGCAGGTGAATTGCTGCACGCCCATGTTCATGCGTGGCGGCGCCCAGGTCACCACCAGGGTGATACCGAACTCTGCGTTCTTCCAGATTTGGCGCTTGGCCCCAGTCGATTCGCTTGTGCCTTCGGCAACCAGGTTTGCGGCCAGCTTTTCGGGTAACTCTTTCATCACTTCTTTCTCCGCTGCATTCCGTACTGCCGGTGTACGCTCAGCAGGAACATGAAGCCCGTGGGCATCAGCACCACCTGCCAATCTGGCGAGGTCAGACGGTGCATCAGTTCGTCGAATCGGTAGGTTGGCATTTGGCGTGTTCCTCAAAATAGCGCTTCTGCATGATCTTGCTGCACTTGTCGTGGCGGCCTTTGCTTCGCGGGCGCTTGCACACCGGGCAATGGTTCTCCAGGTAGAAACAGCCGGCGGTTATTTTGCCGGCGCTCATTCCGCGGCCTGCTTGCGGTATCCGGCGTCGTAGATTGCCGACAACCCATCAAGAACATGGCCTTCGAAATTAGAATTGAAGACGTTCAGAAGTTCTTCAATTCCGCGCTTGCGCTCTTCCGCCGCGATCTGCTCGGCGGTGCGGATGGGGCGGAAGCACTTATCGAATAGCGCATGGTAGTCCTGCTCATAGGCTTTACCATTGAGTGACATGCGGAACACAGCAACAGGGTCGCCTTCAATTTGGTCGTGCGCAACGATAGTCACTTGGTTCCCAACAAACCTATCGAATCGGCTGTTTTTGTAGCCGGGTGAAACGACCTCACACACCGTACCAGCCGGCGGCAGGCCTTCGCCGTTCCAGGCAACTGGTTCTGGTTTTCTGTGTACGTTAAAAAACTGCCCCTCGCGTTGTGCACGCCATTGACCGCCACTTGACCCTAAAAAAACTTGTCCACAATCTCGATACCATCCGTTGTAACGTTTGTGGAATTCGTTAGTTCCCTCAAGCCAAAGCGGAAATCCTTCCGGCGCCTTGCTCCAATCAATGTCCATGGTCTCAAGCCTCAGTCGTTTCAGCGATTGCATTGGTTACCCAAACCCCAGCCACGCTGGCCGGCAGGTTCGGCAGCTCTTTCATGGTCCCCACCATCAGCATGGTGTCCATGGTTTCCAGCTGCTCCAGCTTGATCAGCATCTTGAGCAGGGCGCCGCGGGACTTCAGGTCCAGAACGTCGAAACGATCCAGCACCACCATGCGCAGCTGGCTGATCTGGGCGATTGCCAGGGCGAACAGCGCATCAGCACGCCATTGCTCGGACTCGCTGCACAGGGCGTACAGGCGACCGCCGTAGGTGATCGTCATATCGGGCTGGATGGTTGCCGGCTTCCAGCCGCAAAGTCCCGCCAGGACGCTCACGGACTGGTTGACCGGCGCCAGCGCATCGGCCAGCAGTTCGCCAGGGATGCCATCGGGCGCCAGGGCATCGCCGACTGCCAGCCACGTCTTCACAGCAGCATGGGCCTTTGCTGCATCGCTAGTCTTTTGGGCGATGGCCTTTGCCTGGTCGCGAGCCTCAAGGCCGGCGTTATATTCGGCACGCTTGGCGGTCGCCTTGGCCTGCTGATCTTCCAGCGCAGCCTTGGCCTTCTCCACCAGGGCGTCGTCTACGTTCTCGATCTTCTCTGCCAAAATCTGGTCGTAAATATTGGCTGCGGCCTGGGCCTCGGCAACCGATGCCATGTCGTTCTGCAGTGTGCGCTTGAGCAGGTCCACGGCGCTGCGCGCTTTGCTGACTTCAAGGGCCAGGTCAGTCGTCACCTTGGTGTCGGCCTTCAGCCCCTCGAATTTCTCTAGGGTGTTGCCGACGATCTTCAGTTCAGCCTGGCAGCACGGGCACTGCACAGGTTCGGCGCCGGCCTTGCGTGCGGACAGTTGGCTGATCAGATCGGCCAGCTTTGGCTCCCACTCCGCAATCTGGTCTTCAGTGGCCTTCTGCTTGGCCTGGCGGCGCACCAGCTGGTCGGCGGTATCGGCAGCGGCCTGCTTACGAGACAGCCAGCTATCGGATGCCTTGCGCTTCTCTTCCAGCGTGCCCAGGAATTTCGTGCCCTTTTTGACCTCGCCATCGAACTTTTCATGCTCGGCAAAAATGGCTTCAAGCTGGGCGTCGGTAGGTACCGCTGATTCTGGTGCTGGAGCCGTCCAGCCTTCAGCCACGACCGCGCCCCAGTTCTGCCCGGTCACCTGGCGCCAGGCGCCCTTGGATTGGGTCGCACGGCTGTAGGCTTCCTTGCTGGCCGATGGGAAGCCCCTGCGCAGCATAGGCGCGAACTCTTCAATCACAGCTTCGCTGATGCCGCGGGCGGCCAGCTTCTCGGCTATCAACTTGCCAGATGCCTTGATTCCGGTCAGGCCGAACAGCATCGTGCGGCGTTCGTCGCCAGTGAGGCTGGCAAACTTCTGCGGGTCCAGCACGAATGGCAGGAACTGGCCGCCGGCAATCTCGCTTACCAGGTGCTCGCCCTTCGGCAGCCGGAATTCTGCACCTTGTTCCTCATCGCCGAACTGGATGCTTACCCGGCCTTTCGCAGACTCTTCGTGCAGCAGTTGGCCGAGCTCTTTCTTCAGGTCTACGCGGCGCGGCATTCCCAGGAAGGCCATGCTTATCGCGTCTGCCAGGGATGACTTGCCGGCGCCGTTCAGTCCGCTAATCACGTTGACGCCCTTCAGCTGGATGTCGGCGCGGGCCAAGCCCAGCACGTTTGAAATTTCGATCTTGTTCAGCTTCATGGTCTCGCTCCTTGGTCACTTGTGGCTTTGCAGTGCGGCGCTAACGCGGTCGAAACTGTAGCGCTTTGACGCCCCGATTTTGATGTGGGGAATTACCCCGTCGCGGGTCCACCGGCGCACGGTTTCAACGTTAACGTTCAGCGCCGCGGCAAGATCTTTTGCTTTCAGCATGGTTTCCATTTTTTGGTCCTGTTCGTTTTGGCCAGTTCGCAATAACCACGGCCACACACGCAATGTAGTGCTTTGTTGTTTTTATTGCAAGCATAAAAAAGCCCCGGCAATTGCCAGGGCCTTGTGCAGCTTTCGGTATCAGGCTGGCTGTTCGAAGACGGTCCGGCCGCCAAGGTCATCCTCTTCGCTGATCACGCCTTCAAGTTCCAGGCGGTCGATGGCTTGGCTTGCCACCTCGTCGCTCAGGTCGAAGGTGATTGCCGGTGCGCCTACGTCCTGGTCGGCGATAACCTTGGCCTTGATGCGTTCGTATAGCTCTTCGGTCAGCTCGGTGGCAGCTTCCTGGCCTTTTGAGTCTTCTGCGTGAACATCGGTAGGGGTCAGGTCCAGCGCCTCGCCTGCGCTCTCTGGCTCGGCCGCAGGTGCAGGCTTGCGCACCAGCTCGTACTGGCCTGCTTTCTCGTCACCGACGAACTTCACAACGCCTTCGCCTTCCAGGTGCTTCAGCAGCGCTTCGGCTTTCTGGAAGCCAATCTTCAGCTGATTCTGCAGGCCGGCGAAGCTGGCGTTCTGTTGACCAACCACGAATTCACGGGCCTGGTCGATAAGACCGGATGGCAGCTCGATGGCGGCCGGCTCTTCCTTCTTCTTGGCGGTTCGCGGCTTCTTCGGCGCTGGGGTGTCATCGACTTCAAGGTTCAGCGGCTTCTGGTCGCGCTCGCCCTGGAACTCACTGAGGCCGGCAGCAAAGTCGTTTGGATACAGCACGATCAGGATGCCCGACTTGTCGTGTGCCTTGTCGGTAAGCACGTGGCGGTTTGGCTCTTCGCCGTCAATCACCATGGTGGCCGTCAACTTGCCGTCGATCTTCAGAGACTTCAGGGTGGCCGCCACCGATTCGCAGCCGTTGGCAGTGATCATGCGGGCGGCGTCCAGGGCGACCTTTTTCAACTCGCTTTGCATTTCCTGTATAGCTGCGTCCTGCTCCTTCTCGCCCAGCTTTGGAAACGCAATTTCGCGCTTGCGCAGCTGGGTCAGCAGGGCTTCCATGATGCCGTAGCAGATGAACTCGGCGGATACTTCCATTGGGCTGAGGCCGTCTTTTTTGGCGGCGGCTACTACGGATCGTTGTGCTGGGGTCATGTCTCTACTTCCTTGGGTCTATTGATTGGTTTGGTGGTGCTGGGCATCCGTGCCCGGGCGGGTCATTCCATGTTTACTTCGGGTTCTTCCTGATGCTGGTCCTGCTGGGTGATCTCGCCAGTGACGGTATCAACCTGTTCATCAGGCACGTGGCTGAACTCGCCAGTCAGCACCCCGGTGTTGTCCTGGTCGATGCCGGCATCTGCCTTCTCGTCCAGCACCACGGCCTGGGTCATTTCGATGGAGACCGGCAGGTACTTGAACAGGCGGCGAATAACGGTCTTCTTAGCCATTTCGTCAAAGTGGCTGACCCACGGGCCATTATTGCCGGCCTTGCTGCTGGCCTTGACCTTGAGCACGTCGGCCTTGGACATCACTTCGAACTGGATGCCGCCGCCCTTGAGCTTAGCCACGGCGTAAACGTGCGTCAGGTCGCCACGGTCACCGCTGGCAGGCACGTGGGTCAGCGTCTCGTCCAGGCCGTAGGTGTAATTAAACTCGTCGTTGGCGTGCACGCTGCGGGCATTCAGGCTGACGATCTGGCCAGAGCGGCGGGCCAGGTCGATCATGCCGCGGTAGCCGATGATCAGCTGACAGTTGGCCAGTCCGTCGCTGGCCTTTCCGTTGCCGAACGGCAGAAGGTAGGCGTGACCCAGGGCGGCGCCAGGCTCAATGCCGAGCTGTGCGCACTGCATGATCGCGCCCATGAACGATTGAACATTGCACTTGCCTAGCGCAGGGGTTTTGCGAACTTCGGTCATGGCGATGCGCATCAGGCGGTCGGCGGTCATGTGCTTCGGCAGGGCCAGGGCCATCTGCTGTTTGATAGCCGGGCTGGCCATCAGGCCCATGATGGACTTGGGGTCAGCGCTTTGCTGGTTGGATACTTGGCCGCCTTGGGCCGCCTGGCGCAGTTGTTGGGTAGACATGGTGTTCTCCTACTTCAGTCGCATCACGCGGCTGGTGGTGGTCTTCAGGTATTTGGCCGCGATCTTCGGATGGTGCTCGCGGAACAGGTCGATGTTGAAGCGGTTGGTATCTTGCGACTTCCACGACAGCAGCGTTTCAGCGCCGAACTTCAGAACCTGGTGCTCGGCCATGAACATTTTGATGGCAGAAGTACGATCTTCAATGTCGCTTTCCAGCAGCTTCAGGCGCTTTTTCAGGTCTTTCAGCTGGGTGTAGGTCGAAACGATTTCGTCACTGGCCTGGATGATTGAACCTTGGTCGCGCGGGAAAAGCCGCTCAATGTCCGATACGGTGCGAGGCTCTGGCGGGTTTCGGTCCTGCACTCGCTGCCAGAATTCAACCTCCTTGGCCCGCATGAACTCGATTGTTTCGTCGTCGCGGTCTACCTGGTAGATGCGGAAATCGTCGATGCCGATCAGCACCGGGAAAATCGTGCGCCGGGCGCCGGTAACCATCATCCCGTGCATCGCCTGGGCGGTGTAGTGCACCGGGATTTGGTCGGTCATTTCGGCGCCCCATTCCTTGGCGCCGAACTGGTTCACGGACTTGGCCTCGATGTTCTCGCCGGTAGCCGCCTCGGCGTCGATCTCGGCCGCCAGGAAGGCGTGACGCTGATCTTGGTACCGCTCACCGCGCTTGATCAGCTCCAGGCCAGTCTCTTCGACCAACATGTCGAGTATGTAGGGTTCCAGCCGCGTGCCGCGTTTGAAGATTTTCAGCTTGGCCGGGTCGTCCGCCTGGCGGCCTTCAATCTTGTCCAGGTAAACGTCCAGCTCGGTGCGCCACGGGCTGATACCCAGGATGGCCGCGGCATCGCTCGAACCCAGGTACTTCTGACGGTCCAGAATCCCCACTGCAATGTTCATGTTTCGGACTCCCATAAAAAAACCCATCTAGTTCAGCAACCGGTGGAACTCTCCTTTCAGATCGACCAGTGCCGGGGAAGGCTTGATCATCAGGAGAACGGTTGCTGACTACATGGGTTTCATCCCCGGCATCTGGTCAATCTGTGCTTTGGCGTTCCACGGCCTTGGCGAAGCGAACTGTAGCCTAATCGCAAACCTGTGCCAAGCGTGTGCCGGCCGGAATTTGCGGGCCTTCTACGCGCGGCAGTTCCAGGAAGTAGATTTGCGTATTGAAGTTCACGCCCTTGCGCGCCCGCACGCTGATGCCGCTGACGGTGGCGCTGAGTAGCAAGCGCATGTCCTCGGGTCGGCAGTAGCCCAGGGGTTTGCCGGCGAACTCGATCTGATCCCGGTGCTTGACAGCTT